CAATTCTTAATTCTTCATTTCCTGCATCTTGTTGAAAATACGAATTTGCACCTAAAACAAGCCTTATAGTATAAGCATCAATGTTTGAAGTATATAATCTTCTATAAACATCTGTATAAACCTCAAATTGTCCTGCAGGAGATGCAGTACCGATTCCCAATCTACCACTCGCATCTAACGTCATTGCTTGGGTAAAGGTTATAGCGTTACCTGCCGTTCCTGAAGGAGCGTTAAACCAACGATGTTGTCCACTATATTGTTGATAAAATGAAGCAAAATTATTTGTAACATATTTATCTCCTGAATTATAATACCAATTATTACCAATTGATATTTCACCACTTGCAGAAACTATACTACCTACATTGCCAATTTGAAAAATTGGTCCATAAACTGTCCACGCACTCGGTGTAACTCCTAATCCTAAATTGCCTGAAGTATCTAATAGCATTTTTTGTGTACCCGAAATATTAAACTGCCACGCACCACTATTTAATATTGTTTGATAAGGAGCAGAAATATTAATTGTCATATTTCCCCAACTCCCACCTGCTGCCGTACCCCAATCTAAAACCTTTGTATAATCTGTTGATTGAGTCCTTAATGTTAAAATGTAATTTGTTGCAGGTGTAGCAGTTCCAATAACAACACTTGTACCATTATCATAAACAATACTATTCCCCACTGCACTTGCACCTGTAAATTTAGGTAGGTAGTTGGTAGTTCCTGTTCCTGTTACAGGATTAGTAAGCACCCCTTGATATTGTGGAATGTTTAAAGTGTTTGAACTAAAGGTCGCTGCACCACTTGTTCCTGTGGTTGTTAAGGTTATTGTTCCCTGCTTTGAATTGAATGTTGTCCAATCCGCACTTGCTAATGCCCCACGATTTGTTGCACTTGCAGTTGGTACATTTAAAGTAATTACAGGAGTTGTTGTACTTGTTGCAACTGTTGAACTTAAATCCGTTCCACTTGTTCCTATTGTTAAAGCAGCTACGCTTGTAACTGTACCTACAAATTGGTCTGCATATTGTGGGATGTTTAATACCCCTGTTGTGTTGTTATATGTTGATGCTCCGCTAGTTCCTGTTGTAGTTAAGCTAATAGCTAATCTTGCCCTTGAATCCGTAAAGTAAAGGTTACCACTTTCAGTAACTTGTGCAGTTGTATAATCACCACTTGTTGCAACTACTGCTCCTGTTCTACCAAACACCGAAGTAACAGGATAAGATATGTCGCTTGTTAAAGCTAATGTTCCTGTTCCGTTTGGTAAAGTAACTGTCCTATTTACACTTAATGTAGGCGGTTGTAATACCAAAGTAAACCCTGAATTACTGAAAGTTAATCCGCTTGTAATATCTACTGTTGATGTAAAGGTTGTGTAACCGCTAAAGGTTTTAGCACCTGTGATTGTTTCCGTACCTGCTAAATGAACTACTGCTGAATCTAAAGCGTATGTGCTTGAATCAACTGTGCCATCAGCCTTTAAGAACTGACTTGATGTGCCACCACTCTTTACTAAAGTAGTTGCGTTTAATGTACCTATTATCGTTGCTGCGTTTCCGCTTCCACTTGTTTTATTTATGTATAATCCTTCGCCACTACCACCTTTAGTAATATTCAAAGCAATCCCTGCACCGCTTGAATGATTAATAGCAAATGTATCACTACCACCATTTGATGTAAAAGAACCTGTTGCTCCTGTAATAACATCAGCAGTCAAATTAAATGTACCTAAATCAACATCAGTTGTTGCACCTGTATATGGTACAAACCCTGTTAATATCGGAAAGGTTGTTAAGTTTCCTGCTCCGTTTACATATTGTAAATTAGTTCCGTTGAATCCTATGTTAATCGTTCCGCTTGTTGTAATGGGTGAGCCTGTGATATTTAAACTATCACCGCTTTCGGTAACCGCAACACTAGTAACTGTTCCTGTTGCTCCTGATGCCCTTTGCCATATTGAACCACTATAAATAACTTGGTCGCCTACAACAAAAGCTATAGGCCCAGCACCGAAGTCAACTGTTCCTGCCACATTACATAAGTAAACATCACCTTGATTCCCTGTGCCATTAGCAAGGGTTGGTGTGTTAGTAGCAGCGTTCCAAGTACCCTTATACTCCATTACAGAGTTAGGTAGCTGAGATACTAATATCTTTCCGTTAGAGTCAAGCTTAGGTACACCATTAGCCACATCAAAAGCCAAAGAGCTTAACACCCCACTTGTACCTATAATTACATCTTGTAAATCCCTAACTTTCGCACCTCCAGTTAATTGTATCTGTTGACTCATTCTATTTCTAATTAATTATTTTACAATCATTCTTACAAACTCATCCACTTCCAATGGTCTTGCCGTTGCAAAGGTAAGAACTCCTGTCGCACTATTAAAGGACACATTCTCATCCGTTGGTACACCGCTTGTAGCTATTGCTCTAACCTCTACACCACCTCTTGTAACTGATATACAAGTAGCTCCGATTGCACCTGCAAAAGTCACACTTGTTTCACCACCTGCTGCTATATAAGAGAAACTATTCACGCTTGAAGTTGATATTGTAGAACCTCCGTCTATTACTTGAGTTCCTGTTATTGAATAAGCACCTGTTCCTTGTAGGTTAGCTGAATAAGATGAAGCATTCTCCATTGGGCCATTAATGTCCAAAGAAACTATGTTACAAGTTCCTGAGATAATAGAATAGCCATAAGTATCGCTTCCATCCCCATTATCGTTATCTATTGAGAATCTAACCTCTATTGACTGCTTATTTTGAAGCTTACTTAATAAAGATAAATAGGAATAACCTGACAAGGCTATTAAGCCATCTACGCTTACATTCCAATTCACCTGAGAGCCTATATATTCCTTATATGAACCTGTTGCTAAAGTGGTAATTTCTACTTGATCTACAGAAGTATTAAAAGTACAATTAGTTGAAGCTCCAAACGGAGTTCCTAATGGTATAGTAGTAGTTACTTGAGCTACATTAGTAGATTGGGTATAAAGGGTAATTTGGTTGGTAGTTGTACCTAGGTAAATAACCTTAATTAGAAGCCTATCTGTGGCAGCTATAGTCGTTGCCGTAACTGGCATATTATTAGAAATTAAGGTCTTTGTTAGGGCTGTTAAGGTCTTTACTTCCGATGTGAATAATAAAGTCGCAATACTACCATTGTATTTATATAATTCATACTGAACCTGAGCACCTGCAAAAGCAGTAAGAATAGAATAATAAGCACTAAAAGTCCAAGTACCTGCTGGTATGGTTGTAACACCAGGATCAAGTGCATCCGTAATAAACGAAGCTATTGTACCTGCTCCTGTTTTAGTGAAGTCAACTGAAGTACCTGCCACTTGGCTTCTGCTTAATTCCTTACACACAATGCTATCAAAAGTGCCTTGTGAAGTACCTCCATTAAAGTAATAGATAGCGTTGCTATCATATTCGTATAAGACTATATTCGTTCCATTAATCGCAGATGCCATTTTATTATTTTTTTAAGTTTAATGTAGGTGTTCCAAAATTAGGATTAAATGGTATAGCAGCGTTGTAGTTAATCTTAAACAAAGAAGATGACTGAACTGCTTGTTTTAAATCCCACTTAAAGTCTTTTAATAGATAGTTGTAACTTGTTCCTAAACTATAGTCAAACCTTCTATTTATCCAATATCCCAAAGACTTAAACTCACCTAATATCGTGTATTGTGTTTTTAGCATATCTACCCCAACATCTTCTGCTACTAATTGATAAAGTGGCTCAGTGCTATTTACTTGTCTGCCAAACTCATCTAATACATGAATGTTGTTAATATCTACCATTGTTCCTAAATACACCGAGCTCATTACCGCATCATCATTATTATAATTAAGATAATTGTTTAAAGTAGTTATAAGAGCACTATTAGTAAAGTAATTGCCTATATCATATGTCATATCTTGAGCATTAAATTTATTAAATACATAAGATAGATATTGAACAGAATCAAAGTTATTTACTTGAGAAGATGTGCCATAATGTGCAATATTAAAGTATATTAGTTCTTGATATGGGAAGGTTCCTCCACCTGCATAGTATGGATTATATATAAACAATGTTAAAGTACCATCAACAGGAACTGTAGTTTGATTTTTCCATGTAGCCGTATAAGTAGAAAACCTGTAAAGCATAGTATCTGTTGCAGTAAAAGATGCAGTTCCATCTATAAAATAAGATGGGTTTGACACATCATCAGGTATAAGCATAATCTTATATCTATTCTCGTTACCTGCAATATTAATGTCATTCCATTCTATATTTAATATATCACCAGCTTTTACCTTTACATTCTCGCTTCTTAAATAATCAGCAGTATCTAGTATATTGGTAGTATATGATGTAATTAATATACCACCTGCAGTTGGATTCAACTTGCTATATGTCATTGTTCCAAATTCATAAAAAGCATCAGGTTCAGCTCCTGACCAAGATTGGAAATAAGCATTTAATATGTTTTTGGCATTCTGTATTCTATGTATAAACTTAAACGAGTTTTTAGGAATATTTAAACCCATTAACATAGATCTATTTAATTGCTTAAAATTATTTGTGCCATCTACTTGTATAGATGCAGGGTATGTTGTAGTATAAGTTGACTGATAATTACCTGCATAATTATATACAAAATAAGACGGTGTAGCATTTCTAGTTAAACAACCATAGCTTTCTATGTGCCAATGGTCATCTTTATAGTAGCATTCCCACCCATATTTTCTACATAATTGTTCTAGTATTTCATAGTAGGTTAAGTATGTTCCAGGTTCAGTACAAAAGTAATTGTTCCTAATGTTCATACCTTCTATATTCCTTCCAGCAACACTAGCGGTTTGATAGAACTGATTAATCCATATATCTAATTGAAGGTCTGATTTAGATAAGGCATCTGATATGTATTTTACAATAGATGTCTTAAATCCTGCTCTAAATCCAAATAGATTTAAAGTATCAAAGTATAATCTACTTTGCTTTAACTTTCCTAATCCATCTACAAACACTAAAGAATAACTAGCTAAGTCAACTACGCTAAATTGTATATTTTCTGATGGTAAAAAACTTCCTCTCCATATTACACCTGTTGCGGTAAATGAAGTACCTGAAGCAGTACCATTTTCAACAGTTATCATTATGTCATTATCATCTGCATTAAGAAACTCTTGAATATCAAAGTTAGGAGAGTTGTATATGTTTAATGTTGCCTTTGTTGCTATAATAGGCACATAAGAATCACCATCTGCATTAATGGTTTCTATGGTTATTGGGCTTGTAGTTCCGTATAATGGATACTTAGCTCCTGTATATCCATCTAAATATATTCTAATTCTATACGCATCCACTACACCACTAGGTGGTTGGTATATGTCGTTAAATATTAACTCGTATTTAGGTGTTGTAAATGCCATATTAGAATGATAAGTTATTGTTTCTTTGAGCCTTATTCATCAAAATTAGTAAATCATTTCCGCTTATTCTAGCCTCAAGTGTACCGCCATTATTACCACCTATTAAGTTTTTAAGCTTATCTAATGGAGCAACAACTTCAGGGTTTGATTTAGCACCAGGATATTCACCCATTAATCCCATTGTTGGGCCACTAACTATACCACCATTTGCAAATAACTGAGAACCTAATCCCATGCCACCACCTACTAGATTACCAAACATTTTCATTGCCCCACCAGCCTTAGCCACAGTACTTGGGAATATTAATGATAATAACGCAACTGCAATAGCTGCTGCTATAGCTACTTTAATAAGTTTTTTAATTACATCTTGAAATGCCTTTGACAACACCTCGCCTATACTTGCTCCTTTTTCTAATAACATATCTAAAGCTGGGCCTAAGGCATTCATGATACCTATACCCATTTTTAACATTTCCGCCATAGCTGCTTTTGATTCAGCTAAAACTGTTTGGTTTGATTTCTTTCTAAGTTCAATTGTAGCATCTATATATTCAGATAGTTTTATACTACCATCCATAAACCCTTTATTCAATGCTATCCGCATGTTCTCTTCTGCTAACTTTATCTTATCAAAACTACCCTCTGCTTCACTTACCTCTAATTGATATTGTTCCTTTAAAAAATCAACCCTTTCTTTTGATGCCTTCTTTTCATAAGCCATCTTAGCTTTAAATGCCTTTGCTGCATTTGACGGATCTAATGCAGGTTCTGCAACATATGTCGTTTCCCCACCTGACGCTGCTAGTCTTTTAGCTACATATGCAGCTAGTTTGGCTGCTTCTTTCTTAGCATTATCTCCTTTTTGCTTTATAGCACTACTATCCAATGATTGTGCATCTGCATTCTTATTGGCTGAGTCAGTATTTTCATCTAGCTTTTTTGTATATAACTCTATGTTTAATTGTGATTGCTTAATTTCTTTTGCTTGTTTAGAAAATGCACTTGTTACTATATTTGATGCAGAATTAAAGCCAAGCATACCACCTGTAGCTAACCCATAAACAGTACCCATAAAGCCAAGATTTTTAACAACCTCTTCGCCTTGCTGATTCTGTAGTTTAAATATTTTTGTTTCTTCTTCTGCAATTAAAGCAGCATAAGCCGTAGCTTTTGCTCTTCTTATTAAGGCATTTGATATTTTATCATATACTAAAGCTAATTTACCACCATCTTGTATATCTAGCTTTTGAAGTTCAATATTACCTTCGTATTCTTTTTTTAATGAAGCTAAAGCCCTTTCTCTTTCATTTGTGCTTTTTGTAGTATCATTTATTATTTTAAGCAATGATTGGTCTGCTGCTATTTGAGATTTAGCTTGGCCAATACTTGTAGCTAACTCCTCATTCATTTTTTTATTAGCTATAGAAAATGCGTCTATCCCATATATTAATTGAGCTATTTCTTTTTCATAAGCCGTTGTAATTGCAATCAATGCTGAAAAACCTAAATAAATTGGGCCTGTAGCTGCTGCAAATCCACCCACTAATGCAGGTAAGTTATTTTGAATACCTCTAAAACCATAAGGCAAATCCTGAATAACCAATGCAAGGCTTGTCCATTGCATATTTGTTTTTTTAAGTTGGTTACCCATTGCTGCCGAAGATTGTGCCGTCTTTGTTTGTGCAGTAGCTAATTGATTCATACTAGCAGCTAAATCATCTACACTCTTCTTTGTAAACTTTAAATCTAAGTTATTATCCTTTAAATATTGACTAAGCTTCTTTGCTGATGCAGGAACATTCCCTAGATCAAAGTCAAAGACTATCTTAACCATTTGATTATCTGCCATTATATTATCGGTTTAACGATTTTATATTTTTCTAGAACCTGTTTTAACTCCTCTTGTGTCATCACTCTTTGTTTCACAAAGTTACGAGTATCGCAGTCTAATTCAATAAGCTCTTGTGGCTTAACTTTCTTGCCCTTAGGTAGCTGAATATTAATTAGTAGTGTTGTCTGCCATCTAGTTCTAACCCACTCTTGTTCTTCTTGATGTCTATATCCATACCACACAAAGTCTAATTCAGCCATGGTCATCTCCCAAAACAAATGGGGAAGCACTTTGCACTCCCCCATTGTATATCTTTCTATGTCAATCCACTCTAATTTTTTTTTACTCCATCTTTTTTACTTGACTTTGTTGGCTTATCTTCTATACCGCTATTCATACTTTCTGAAAGTGCTGCCATTACTTCTTGGAACTTTTTACCACCCATTCCACCCATATCATCTATCCAATCACACACTTCCATTTCTGTAAAGGTTGGAGTAATTCCTTGAGAATATAATGGATATTCAGCAGCCGATTTCATCAAGTTAACAATAGCATCAAGTGAATCCTTGCCACTTAAAGCTTCTCCTATGTCAGAAGGCCCTATCCCTTGTAATTGACAGAATCTTTTAAGACTCCAAGTACAAAAACGCATCGGTATCTTCTTTCCATCGGAAAGAGTTAATTCAAATTGTCCTCTCATATGTTTGGTTTGTTTGGTTTGTTTTTACTATGCGTTTGTAGCGATAGTTAATGGCCCTGTTCCTTTGAAAGAAACTGAGTAAGTAACTGGATTCTCCATGTCAGCAGTCATATCTACACTCTCGATAAATGCTGAACCTGAATAAATCACATCGCCTGTAACTGGAGTTACACCACCAACTGTTGAGTTATCTACTGTAGTAAACTTAACTTGAACTGCAGTTCTAGCGATTGCTAAAGCGTTTAATTCAGCAGTAGTTACATAAGTAGCAACTGTTCCTGGAACTACTGTAGCTAAGCCATCAGTTGTTAAAGACCAAGACCTTTGTCCACCAATCTCATCAGCCCATCCTAAGCTTTGCTTTGTAGATGCGTCTGGAGCATCGATAGCCAAACTTAAAGAACAAGATGTTGCGAATCCTATTACTTCAGTTCCAATTAGAACTACTAATGAAGTTCCGTTAAATACACTTGTTGTTGCCATTTTATTTTATTTTTCTTTTATGTTAATTGATTCACGAAATGATCCATTGTTATCACCCTTCTAAACACATAAGCCTCATTCACATAGTCAAAGGTAGCAATATTACTAGCAACCTTAGAAGTCACAATTTTAAAGTCAGGTGCAGTACTAGGATAATTTGGTGGTCTAACACCTATTATCTCCAATAACTCGTTAGCATAAGTATCGACAGTTTTCTGCCCTACTTCTCCTGCTTTAAAAGTCCTATAAACTATATCAAATTGGATAGTAACATTATAAGCAAAGCTTTGTTTATTACTATTGTCCACTTGTGTCTGACTACTGATAATCAAAAAAGGCGGTTCTACTGTGTCAGGTGCTATGGTATCATAGGCAGCTAATGAGTAGGAAGCCGAAATAAACTTATCGTAATAAGCTTTCCTTAGTGTATATCCGCAGTCCTTCATTTTGGTACAAATTTAATGAAATATATTTATATCTTAACAGACTTCAATTTCTTAATCATAGATGTAAAGACTTCGCTATAAGCACTAAACATATATGGCCTGTATGGAACACCTATTACCTTCTTTGATTTTTTGAATGTTAAAGCATAAGCTTCTAAATCAGCCATATTCACATTTTGATAAACAGGTATCTGAAATCTTGTTCCTGTTCCAAACTCTACATAAGGAGCATATCTAATATTCGTATTACCTGCACTTACACTAGCTCCTTTGCCTGGTTGATATTTAGAGTGTCTAATAGAGCCTCTTAAAGCTCCTGTTTTTACAGGTACTTCTTGTTTAGCTTTGGCTGCTATCTCTATAACTGCTGCATCAATAATAAGCTTGGACTCATCCATCATTTTTTGAGGGGCTGCATCAAACCTTTTGATTATCGCATCAACACCATATATTTTTACACCGAACTTTGCCATTACTTAAGTGTTGCACAACCTATTAAATAATATTGATTCAAGTCAGCTTCGTTGATAATAGAGTTAATCATATAAGTCCTTGACTTCCAAGTTATTACAAGAGCATTATTAAACACCTTGCCTGTTGTATATCTAATCCTAAATGTAGCTCCATCATTAATACTATCCTTACCTGCTATATTAGTCCTAGAATTGGTATTAGTGACCAATTCAGCCCAGCAAGTGTAGTATGGTACTAAAGTATTCACAAACCCTCCTGCACTATCAGAAACGCTTGTTTTAGTATTAAATGTAATCCTATTTCTTAATTGTCCTATCATTAGAAGATAATACTTACCCTTTTGTAAGGTTTCATTAATTCGTAAGCCGTTGTTAAGTTAGCTGAAGGCTTAGAGCTTTCAACACTTGATTCTCTGTATTCGTACAAATCACCTACCATCTTCAACAAAGCCGTTTTCATAGACTCTGGAGTAGTGGCATATCCACAAGTATAAGTGAATCTAAAGTCACTCATAAGAGGTGAATTAAAATAAACCTTTTTGTAGGTATCGCCTATAACTCTATAATCTCCAAGTACCATTGCTACCCATGCAGCACCATCCCAATATTCTACCAATGTAATACTGTTTATAGGAGCATAAGGAAGCTCTATAAACTCATCTACATAAGCTACGACCTTTAGTGTTCTAGCAGTCATAGCAACTGAAGCGTACTGCTCTAATCTGATCCTAGCGGTTTCTATAAGGTTAGTAATCAAAGTATCATCCTCGCTATAATCTACTCTTAAATAATCCTTTGCGGTCTGTAAGGTAACGATTGTTGCCGAAGGGGCTACTGTAGTCGTTACATCTCTTAGTATCTGCATTATGCT